GGCGAGCACCACCCTTGTTTGACAATCGACCGGGCGGCAGCCAATGGCTCTATGCGAACATTGTGAGGCCGAGATCGCGCGGCCGGGTGAAAGGTTGCCCGCGCCGTGGTTTGACCACGACCAGAAGACGATTGGCTCCGAGCACGTCGAGCCAAAGCTCTGGGAGGTCATGCAGATCCTGTGGAAGCGGCGCGGCCATTACACGACCCGCGACTCGTTTATGGCGCTGCTTTACGGCGACCGGCCGGACGACCCGCCCCACGAGAAGATCATCGACGTCTTTATCTCCAAATTGCGCCGCGTGCTGACCACGACACCCTATGCCATCGACAGCGCCTATAACTCCGGCTACCAGCTGATCGACCGCGCCCGCATCGAGGTCGGCTCGCCGCTCGAGATCGGCGAAATCGAAAGCGGCGTGCCAGTGCCGCCGAGCAAGATCAATACGATCCCGAAGGACAGATACGGGTTCGCAGAGCTCAAGATCGGCGACAGCCGGCGCGTCTTCAATATCCGGATAAACGCGCTCAAAGCGGCGTGCCTGACCGCCAAGAAAAAAGGGTTCGGCGTGTTCTACGCGGGGTTTGACGCCGACGGCCAGATGCGAGTGTGGCGAGTGGAGCCGACCCCATCCGCCGCGGATCGGCAGACCGCCGCCCGCCTCGTCACCCCGATACGCGCACCCCGCCTCGTCGACAAACCAGACTAAACCATCCCCGCCAGGAGACCTGAAATGCCCGAAGACACGGCGAGCATCCTCGCCGAACTCGCCATCTTGCAGCGCGCCACGCAACCCGTCTCAGCGGCGCCGACCGAACCCAATCAGCAGATGCTCGACGGCAAAACCCCGACGATCAGCTTGGCTGGCAAGGACTGGCCGATCCCGCTATTGGCGCCGCGGCAAAACCGCATCGTCGTGCCGGCGGTCTCCAAGATCACCCGGCGGATGCGCGAGATCGGGACCGAAAAGCTCGCAGAGCTCGACGCCGAGAGCCGGCAGATCCTGCTCGACAGTTGCGACGACGACCTCGTCGCCCGGCTCGGTGCGGACGGCGCGGTGCGCCAGCGGCTTTGGCAGATCACCGATTTCTCCAAGGCGCTGGTCGAGCAGATGGAACCTGACTTCTTCGACCTGCTCGACGAGGCGGCCTATTGGGCGTTGACCCGCGCCCACCCGAGCCTGACGCGGGCCGAGTTTGACGACATGCCGATCGGCACGATCGAATTGATCGACGCGATCGGCAACATCGCCCAGCAGACCGGCATGATGCGGAAGGTCGATCCGAGTGTCGCCCCTTTAGCGACAGCGGACCAGAACCCGGCCCTCCCGACTGGAACGCCATAATCGCCAAACTGATCAACCGCCTGCCCGGCACGCGCTGGGAATGGTGGGAGGACGATCTGACGATGGAGCGCCTGGAAGCGCTCTACGCCGAATGGAAAGAAGAGCCGCCGATTGGCCCGTGGGTCACCGGCTATCTCGGCTTCAAACCACCAAGCAAATCCACGACGGTCAATGCGGCAGAGATGCTCGAGCTGTTTCCGACCGGGATGATCTCGATCGAAGCTGCAGCCTCGGCGATGCCCACACACTGACGGAGATCGGCCATGGCTGAGAGCGGCGCGATCAATGTCAAAATCACCGCTGATGCCAGCGGCTTTACCGCGGGCATCGCGCAAGCCAAGGCCGCGGCCGAAAGCCTGAACAGCACCGGCAGTCAATTAGGCCAGTCGCTCAGCCAGGTCGGCCAACACGCTGAGCACGCCGGCGCGGGCATCCGGCACAGCAGCGAAGAGCTGGGCCGTCTGCGCGAAGCCGCGCATGCCGGCGCCGAAGGCCTCAGCCAGCTTGGCGAGTCGGCACTCAAAGTTGCCGAGCTGATGGGTGTCGGCCTCGGCATCAAAGAGGTCATCAGCCAAATCAAAGAACTCGCCGAGATGGGCGAGAAGATGGAGAACACCGCGGCCGCGATCGGCATGCCGGTGGAGCAATACGCCAAACTCGCCGGTGCGATGGAGCTCGCCGGCGGCAATGCCGACAGCGCGCGGCGGGCACTGCTCGGGCTCGAGTCAAAGCTGACCAGCGCGCTCGACGCGCCCGGCAAGATGCGCGGCGTGCTGATCGCGCTCGGCTATTCGATGGAGGACATCAAGAAGTCCGCCGAGGATGGCACGTTCAGGATCCTCCGCTTGGCCGAAGCCTGGGAGCAATGGGGCGACTCGGCGCGCAAGACGACGTATTTCAAGGACCTGCTCGGCGCGCGCGGACTGCAAGACGTCATTGCCATGATCAAGGATGGCAAGACCGCCACTGAAGCGCTGATGGCCGAGACCACGGGTCTGACGGGCCAAACCAAGGAGACGCTCGGCGACCTCCGGGAAACCCAAGAGCTAATCAATCGGGTCGCCCAGGCAGCCCTAGGGGTCAAGCTCAGTCTCTTCGAGGAATTTAAGGGGCCGATCAACGAGTCGATAACCAAGCTCAAAGAGTTCCTGCAAAACACCGACGCCTCCAAGGCCGCGCTCAAAGAGCTTGCCGGTGCGGCGGCCGGCGCCGGGGCCGGCTTTCTGGTCGGCGGCCTCCCCGGTGCAGTTCTCGGCGGTCTGGCCGGTGCGATCGTCGGCGTCGAGAATGTCACCAAAGCTTTCGCGTTTCTCGGCGAACAGGTCGTCAAGGACATCGACCTCGTCCGCCAGCTGTGGGGGCTGTTCAGCGGGCAGACCGCTGCAGAAAGCATTGTCCAGACATCCGAGCGCGGCGAAGACGCCATTCGTCGCCGCCAAGCCGGCATGCAGCGCTGGCGCGCTGAGGAGAACCCGGCCCATGTCCCCGGTCACGGGCGCGGCGGCCCGCAGCGCAAGTCGAAGACCTACGAGGAGTGGCTGGCCTCCCTGTCGCCCGAAGAGCGCAAGCAATACGAGCCGGTGTCCGCCGACGAGTGGAACAAGGAAGCCAATAAAGGCAAGGTCGCGGCCGGTGGCGAGGTCTTTGGCCCGCCCGCACCGCCAAAAGAGGACAAAAACAAGCCGCCGCCGGCGGAGATCGTCGAGCCAAGCAAGGAAAAGGCGAAGCTCGCCGAAGCCATCAAGACCAACGAGGAAGAGGTCAAGGCCAAAGAGGCTTACTACGCCGAGCTCGAAGCGCAGGCCAATGGCGATCGCCAGAAGATCGCGGCGATCGAGGCGCAGAAGGTCGCCGATCTGCAGAAGTCGCTGGTGAAGAAGCGCGAGATCTACGAGGCCGAAATCGCCTCGCTGAAAAAGCGCGGGCAAGACGAAAAGACGATCGAAGAGATTGTGCCGAAGAGCACAGTCAAGGGGCTCGACACCGAAGAGCGCCGCCTCAATACCGAGCAGACCAAATCGCAAAACAGCGCGGCCAACGAGCAGGCCGACGAAGCGATCAAAGCGCTGGAAGTCCAGCGCCGGCTGGCCAACGAGCAAGAAGCCGCAGCCAAACGCGCGGTCGAAAGCCGGCGCAAGATGGGCCAGCTGACCGTTGACGAGGCGCTTGCCGCCGAGACCCAGATCGCCGCGGCCAACCAGGCGGCCAACGAGAGGATATTGGCGCAGGAATTAGCGCTGGCGGCTGGACGGACAAAGATCGAGCAAGACGTCAAAGACCGTCTGGCCGAGATGGAGCAGAAAAAGGCCGACGAGTTTCAGCAGATCCAGGAAAAGTCAGACGAAGAGCGGCTGAAGCAAACCAACGCGGTCAACAAGGAGATCGCCAGCAGTCTCTCCGAAGCGATCATGGGCGTCTTCGAGCACAAAGAGAGCTGGGGCCAGGCGCTCGCCAAGTTCCTGCAGACGCAGGAAAAGAAGCTCCTCACCAACATGCTCGAAAAGCTGATCGACAAGTCGGGGCTCGGCGACTTCCTCGGCCCGCTGCTGGGCGACGACAAGGACAAGGGCAACAAGCAGCTCCACGCGGCGACCGTTGCCAACACCGACGCGACGCGCGCCAACAGTGCCGCACTGCTGGCGGCCCAGGAAAAGGCGGCGGCCGCGGCAGCCGATGCCGCCAAAGCCGGCAAAGGTGGCGGGACTGGCGCTGGGACTGGCGGCGGCAAAGGCGGGACTGGCGGCGGCGGCGGCGGCGATCGCGATCTCGGCTCTCCGGGCAGCGGCACGGGCGGCACGGTCACCACCGACCAGGTCGCCGCAGCCGCCGCGAAATACGGGGTCTCCCCGGCCTTCGCCAATGCCGTTGCCGACATCGAAAGCCGGCACGGCGCCAGCATGGGCGACCCGGCCAAGAGCCAATACGGCGGCAACGTCTTCCAGCTCGGCCACGAAGAGCGGAAGATGATGACCGGCAGCGAGGCGATGGGGTCGCCCGAAGAGCAGGTCGACATGGGCGTGAAGCTGCTCGCCCAGCGCCGCAAGGAATTGTCGGACAAGCTCGGCCGCGAGGCGACCGATGCCGAAACCTACCTGGCGCACCAGCAGGGTGTCACCGGCGCTTACAAGCTGATCACCAATCCCAATACGCGCGCCGGCGATCTTGTCCCTGACAGCCACATCAGGGGCAACGGCGGCGACCCCGACGCGCTGGCCTCGGCCTTTGTCGAGAAATGGACCGCGCGCGTGGCGCGGGGCGAGAACCGCTTTGGCGGCAGTAACGACGGCACCTCACAAGTCCTCGCGTCGAACAAAGAAAACACCCAGGTCACGAAGGACAATACCGACGCCGTAAAAGACAACACCAAGGCCAAAGAAAAACAGCCCGAGCCCGAGACCAATTCCCCGACCCAGCCGGTTTACGACGCAGCGAGCGGCAAGTTTAAGCAAGTCGCCAGACCGCCCGAGGTCTTCGGACCGCCCGAGCCCATCGGCCCGCCAGCGCCGGCAACGACTGTCGCCAGCAGCGGCGGCGATATCCCAGAGTTTGACGACGGCGGCCCGGTCGGCAGTGACGGCCTGGCGATGCTGCACGAGGGCGAGTTCGTCGTGCCGGCCGATCAGGTCGGCGCCATGGCGGATCTTCAGTCCCCGGATGCTCGGCTAGGACCCGGGCGCTTCTACGCCGGCATGAAGGAGTTTGCGGCTCACCCGCTCGACACGCTGAGCAATTACGGACCTGCCGGAGCCATGCCGCACGCCCCGACGCTGGGCCCCGGGCACTTCTTCGCCGGCATGAAGGACCTCTGGTCCCACCCGCTCGACACGCTGAGCAAGTACGGCCCCTTCAAGTCCTATGACGACGGCGGCCTGGTCGACAGCGACGGGCCGGCGATGGTGCACGCCGGCGAGCAGGTCATGCCGGCCGGTTACTTCGACAAGATCGGGCAGGACTTCAAAGACTTCTGGAACGACCCGGTCGGCAAATTCAAATCGAACATGGCCGGGATCGGCCAGTCGTTTGTCGACACCGCGCACGGCTACAACAGCGAATTCGCGCGCATCCAGGAGAGTGCCGCCAGCGGGGTCGCCATGCCGGCCGGCGAGATGGCCGGCTTTATGAAGGAGCACATCCTCGGGACCCCGGCGGTCTCGCGGCTCGTCTCGGCGCGCGGGGTCCGGAACGCGGAACGGCTCGAGGGCTATCACCGCACGACGCCATCGCCGCCGCGCCCCGAAGAAGACGTCACCAGCCCGGGCGAAGTGCCGACAGCACCCAGCTACAACGCCGCTGACGTCGGCATGGGTCTCGACGGCACCCCGATCCTGCGCTCGACCGAGACGCTGCCGAACAGCACGGGCCTGCGCTGGGACCGCTTTGGCGGCGACAACATGGAAGCCGGCCCGGACATCGGCTTTCTCGACGAGCATGGCTTGCGCCGAGGACCGGGCGGCGGTCTGCCGGGCGGCGGCAACCTCTTCCAGGGGATGGACTTCCTGGGCGGCGCGCCGGGCGGCGCGGCCAAAGCCATGATGGGCCGCTTGCAGGGCGCCGGCGGTGACGACCTCGGCAGCATGCTCGGCATCCCGCAGCTCGCCAGCGGCGGCACGATCGCGCAGACCGGCTTGGCGGTGGTGCACCAAGGCGAGACGGTGGTCCCCGCCGATACAACGTCCTCGCTCGGCTTTATCAAGCCGACCATGCAGCCGGCCAATCCGAAGGAAAACATCAAAAAGCTGCTGGAGCTGTTCGGCCTGCTGATGGGCCTCTCGAAGATGCTCAGTGCCTTTGGCGGCGGCAAGGAAGGCGGCGGCGGCGGCGGTGGCGGCGGCGGCTTCCTCGGCGGCATCTTTGGCAAGCTCTTTGGCGGTGGCGGTGGCGGTGGCGGTGGCGGTGGCGGCGCACCGTTTCTAACCCCCGGCACCGACACACCATTGGCCGGGGCCGGTGGCGGCCAGAGCTGGAATTTCTTTGGCGGCGGCGGCGGCGGCAACGGCGTGCAAGGGATGACCGCGGCGGCCAACCAAGCCACACCCGCCCTCAACTCGATGACCAGCAGCACGAACACCGCATCGAGCGGACTCGGCGGCTTCGCCGGGATGCTCGGGAAGATGGGCGGGATGATGGGCGGCGGCGGCGGCGGCGGTGGCGGCGGCGGCGGGATCGGTCAGATCCTCGGCTTCCTCCCGATGCTCTTCGGGCTCGAGAAGGGCGGCATCATCCCGTCGGCCGCGGGCGGCATGATGGTCGGCGCCGGCGGTGCCGTGAACGACGGCAAGGGCGGGCGGCTGATCATCGCCCACCCGCAAGAGATGGTCTTGCCGGCGCGCGAGTCGCGCGGCTTGCAATCGCTCTTAACCGGAGGCTCGGCGCCGGGCGGGATCGGCCGGATCGTCAACTCGACCATGGCGGTGCGCGCGATGCCGCACTTTGCGGCCGGCGCCTGGGAAGTCGATCACGACATGATGGGGATGCTGCACCAAGGCGAGCAGGTCGTCCCGAGCTCCTATGCTGAGGGTCTGCGCGAGGCGGCCGCGGGCGGCACGACGAACTCGGGCCCCTCGGTCAGCTACGGCGACACGCACGTGCATCTCTCGGCGATCGACAGCCGCAGCGGCGCGCAGTTTCTGATGCACCACTCGGACACGATCGCCAAATCGTTCTTCAAGGCGCACCGCAACAACAGCCGGCACACACCGGGTGGGTAAGCCCGCCGCGCACGAGCCCTACCAGCCGGTTTTTGCCGAACTCGCGATCGACCAGTCGTTTGACTGGATCGACGATCTGCGCCCGCCGAGCTTTTGGGTGCCGCGGCTGCGCTGCGTCAAGGTCAGTGCAGCGCGCTACCGCGACACCCGGGGCAAAACCTACCGGGTCGGTTCGACCCAAGCCAAAGTGTTTCACGTGAAGCAATTCACCCCGGAGGCGTGAGATGAGCCAGCGCGTCTATCCGGTCTTTCGCGGTCTCGCCTATTCGGTCACCAAGACTCCCAATTGGGCGACCCGGATGCAGCGGTCGATCTCGGGCCGCACCTTGCGCACCAGCGACTACGTCAACCCGATCTGGACCTTCAAACTAACCTACGCGGTCCTGCACGACAGCGCGTGGTGCAATTACCAAAGCCCGACCGAGCTGCGCACGATGATGGAGTTCTTCAATTCATCGGCGGGTGCCTTCGACGCCTTTCTGCTCGACGACCCGAGCGACGACAATGTCCTGGGCCAGATCATCGGCGTCGGCGACGACACGACCATGGCCTATCAGCTGGTCCGCCAGTTGGCGCCGGGCGGCTTTGTCGAGTCGATTATCGCGCCCAATGTGATCAGCGCCGTCTACCTCAACGGCACGCCGACGATCGGCACCTATACCGTCGACGTGCTGACCGGGATCCTGACCTTTGTCAGCCCGCCGGGCATCGGCGTCGTGGTCACCGTCGACTACAGCTATTACTTCCGCGTCTGGATGCCGGACGCGCTCGACTTCGAAGAGTTCGCCGACAAGTATTGGACGGTCAAGTCGGTCAAGTTGACTTCGGTGGTGCTGTGAGGCCGGTCAGACCGGTGCTGGCCGCACTGCTGGCATCCTGGGGCCCCGACGTCAACGTTAAGATGGCGGACCTCTACACCTTCACGCTGCAGGGCGGCGAGACGCTGCGCTACACCAGCTACCAGCGCGAGCTCGACGCCGTCGCGCCGAACACCGACGGGCCGCTCTTTGGCTTCAAGCTCGGTCCGCCGATCGAGCGCACCAAGATCGTCGAGAAGATCGGCGTCGAAGTCAGCCACATCGACATCACGATCTACGCCGGCCCCGATGATCTCTTAGGCCTCGGCGGCGATCTGACCTGGCAGGAAGCCTTGTCGGTCGGTCTCTTCGACGGGGCCTGGTGCCGGGTGTGGCGGGCCTACATCACGCCGCCGGCGACCGTGGTCGGCACGATCAGCCGGTTCTTTGGCCGGATCGGCGATGTCGAGATCGGCCGCACCAAGACCCGGATCACGGTCAACGGCCTGACCGATCTGTTGACCGTGCAGATGCCGCGCCGGCTCTTTCAGGCCGCGTGCACGCACGTCTTTGGCGAGCCCGGCGAAGCGCCCGACTACGTCAACCAAGGCCAGTGCGGCTATGACCGGGTGAATGGCCTCAACGCCTTGCGGGTGGCGACCGGGATTGGCGCGCAGACGATCACCGCCGATGTCGGCTCCGACCAGAACGCGGTCTATACCAGCGTGGTGCCGGTGCCGACGACGGCCTACGACAACGGCTCGCTGGTCGGCCTGACCGGCGCCAACACCGGGTACACCCGCACGATCGGCAAGCTCGACAGCACGACCACACCTGGCGGCATCTTCTTCCTCAAGCCGTGGATCTTCCCGGTCGTCGTCGGCGTCGACACGTTCCAAATATTGCCGGGCTGCGACCACACCCTGACAAACTGCATGCTGCTGCAGAACGAGAAGCGTTTTGGCGGGTTCCCCGACATCCCGCCGCCCGAGTCAGCGATTTAGGCTCAATTGTAATTCCATTTTAATTCCATTGTTTCCCGGCGCGCCGCCAGTGCCGCAACCCCCAATCGTGAGGCACTCGAATGGTTGCAATGCTGGCACCGCCAGGCGTTCAAGCTGGCGCTACGTTCAAGGTGCTCTCGGGCGCCACCTATACCGTCGACGCCAATCTGTTTGTCGCGGTCACCAGCCAAGTCGACGCGGTCAACCTGCAGAACATGGGGTTCTACCAGGTCGCCACCGGCCGGCTCAATCTGACCGCGACGACCGATCCCGGCAGCGGCAACGACACGAGCCAGGATTATCAGGCCGGCTCGCTATGGATCAACACCAGCGCCGGGCGCGTGTGGATCGCGCAGTCGGTATCGCTCGGTGCGGCGGTCTGGCTGCTGAGCTCGCTCGGGACCACCCCGGGCACCGTGACATTGACCAATCTGGTGCTGACCGCGCTGTTGACCCGCTCGAGCGCCACCGGCATCACCGCCTTTAGCGGCGGCGGGCAGGCGAGCGCCACACAGCTGACGACCGAATTCAGCAACATCACGACCGCGACCGCCTCGTCGACACCTTACGACTCGGTCAAGCCCAGCGCCGCGATGGCGGCCGGGCAAAAGCGCCTGATCGCGAACAATGCCGCCAACCCGGTGCAGTTCTTTGGCTTTAGCCCGGACACGGTCAACGGCTTTGCCACCGGCACCGGCGTCACTCTGCCGGCCGGCTTTATCGGCGAAGTGGTCTGCCCGGTCGCCGGCGCATTGCAGATCCGCAACCTGCCGAACTTTACGACCGATGTCGTCTACAACACGAACAGCGCGACCGCGGGCACCACGCTGACCGGGGCCAACCTCACCGGCGCGATCAACGAGGTCACCCTCAACCTGACCGGCACGCTCGGCGGCGACGCCAACGCCCAATTGCCGACCGTCGGCAACCTGGTCACGGCATTCCCCAACGCGGTCGCCGGTGAGAGCTACAAACTGCGGGTGATCAATTCGAGCTCGGCGAACCACGTCTGGACGCTGACCACGAACACCGGCTGGACGCTCAACGGCACGATGACGATCGCGCAGAACACCTTCAGGGATTTCCTTGTGACCCTGACCACGACCTCGGCGGCCGTGCTGCAGCAGATCG